CATACCAATTGCAGCAGCTTTGCTGAGCCATGACTGAGGTTTAGGTATAAGCTTGCCTACCTTGCCAGTATTACTTGTATCTTCTGCTGTAGGTATTGATACAGGGGAAGTAGAAGCTGTTGGTTCAGTATTTACTGTATTTACTGTTGGTTCAGTATTTACTGTATTTACTGTTGGTTCAGTATTTACTGTATTTACTGTTGGTGGTTCAGTGCTTATAGCTGGGGCTATAGTTGAAGTTTGAGCCGCTGCAGCATTTGGTACCGCTGTAGCTTCACCAGTTTTAATATCGCGGTTCACTGTATTTTCGTTAGAACCAGAGATCATTTTAGCACTTTTACTTGCTAGTTGAATATTTACTGATTTATTTAATGCTTGTCTAGCGTATGCCGGTGGTAAAGATTTTGTAGCAAATTCCTCTACAAATGCGTTGTATTCTTCCTTAGGTATATCATTAGATGAGGTATAACCTTTTTTACTCCATTCATTTATTACATCTCTTTGTTTTGCTGCTCGAGCTATAACTGATTGAGCAGCATTTTTAGGTTTAGATAATTCAGTTTCGCTGTTCTTATTAGCTACAGCAGTAACTGTTGCTACCTCTGCTACAGACCCCGGCGTAGGAGCTTGTGTTGCATTGGAACTATTTTGAGATGCACTTGCAACTACACCCCCGCCTACTTCAGGTGGTGTTGTGAGGGCGCTTGTTGCCCCAGTAATAACAGGCGCTGCTTTGTTGATCAGTGACCCTTTTTCGTCTGTTGTATTAGTTGTGGCAGTATTAACAGTGTCATTATTTTCGTCTTTTGGTTGTTCTTTTTCTTTATCTTTTTTGTTACCAAATCCAAAGAAACTAGCAACACCGCTACCCGCTTTCTTAGTTAGGTCCCATCCTTTTGATGCAACATTTGATACACCTTCAATTGCTGCTGCACCAATCTTAGTACCACCAACTGTCTTACCTAAGAAATTACCTGCTTTTTCGCCGAGATAACCACCCGCTAATGTACCAAGAGGGCCCAGTAACGACCCTAATGCAGCTCCCGCGGTGCCCCCAACAGCTGAGCCAGCTGCGCCGCCAATCGACTTACCTTTTAATTCTTTTGCTTGCTCAGGAGTAAGCTCACCGCTTGCTACTTTTGCATTAATATCTTTAACTTCACCTACTGTATCTGCTACCGCTGACCCAACAGAAATTAATGTGCCAAGAGGCCCAATTGCTTTACCCAAAAACTTACCTGCTCCACCAGCAAGCTTCATAGCGCCGCCCGCGACTTTTGATGCATTTTTTGTTACACCAGAAATCAATTTAGAACCACCTGCAAAAGCTTTTTTAGCTAAAGACGCCCCGGGTAATTTATTAAGCTTTGCCATAGCGCCGCGTCTAAATTTACGCATACCTACTTTTGCTTTTAACTTAGCTTTATCAAATCTTGTTCGCTGCTTGGGGCCCTGGCCAGCGCGGGAGCTTTTAGAAGTTTTGCTGCCTTTGCTGTCTGGTAAAAGATCGCTCGCAAGATCTAACAACCCACCCGCTGCGGCAGAGCCGGGTGTATTAGGCTGTTTTTTATCTTTTTCATTACTGGCAGCTGGACCTGATGAACTGTTTTCAAAAGATTTTGCAATCTTATGAACATGTTCTTCAATTTTCTCAAGCACTTTAAGTATGCTTTCATTTACATCTTTTTTGCCAAATACGTCAACTTGCGCTTCACCACCTGAAGATTTTACTGCATCTTGTCGCTGCGCTTGCGATATTGCAAGTGAGGTAGTAGTAGCAGGAGGTGTTAATTGTGTGATGGTATCGGAGGATCTTGCATCTACATTCTTAGGCAATATTAATTTATTAATTGCATTCTTTGCACCCGTTAAAAAGCCAGAGGCTCGGTCAAGAAACGGTGTTTTATTACTTGTATCATCGCTATCAACCTTATTTGAACCGCTTGCTTCTTTTTTGGTTTGTTTAAATGTATCAAGTATTTTATTTAAAATTGATGGTTTGTTATCTGTTTTGTCATCTTTAGATTCAGATGTTTCTTCAGCTTTATCTTTCTTAAATAAATCTCTTAATTTCATGAAGTGATCTACTAATGATCCTTCTGCTGGTTTTTTACCATCTTTCTTTTCAGATGTTTCTTTATCAGTTTCTTTATCTTTCTTTAAGAAAGTTTTTAATTTTATAAACTGTTCAACTAATGATCCTTCTGCTGATTTTTTATCATCTTTAGATTTAGATGCTTCAGTTTCTTTATCTTTTTTTAAGAAATCTCGCATCTTAGCAAACTGATCTACTAATAACCCTCCAACTGATTTTTTATCATCTTTCTTTTCGGGTGCTTGTTCAGCTTTATCTTTCTTTAAGAAAGACTTCAATTTCATTAATTGGTCTACTAATGACACTTCAGCTGGTTTTTTATCATCTTTCTTTTCGGGTGCTTGTTCAGCTTTATCTTTCTTTAAGAAAGTTTTTAATTTTATAAACTGATCTACTAATAACCCTCCAACTGATTCTTTATCATCTTTCTTTTCAGATGTTTCTTTATCAGTTTCTTTATCTTTCTTTAAGAAAGTTTTTAATTTCATTAATTGGTCTACTAATGACACTTCAGCTGGTTTTTTATCATCTTTCTTTTCGGGTGCTTCATCAGCTTTATCTTTCTTAAATAAAGTTTTTAATTTTATAAACTGTTCTATAAACGATGTTTCAGACACTTTTTTATCTGATTCATTTATATTTGATGCGTTATTTTTATTCTCAGCTATAGGTTCTTTTGTCTTACTGTCTTCTCTCGCTTGAGTAAAAAATTTACCAAATTTAGTTTGCTCTGGTTCTCTAAGTAAGTGGAATATACCTTCAAGACTACTGTCAATTGACGACAGTGTTTTACTATCTTCTGGTGTTTTTAGCCCAGAAGATAGTAGATCTTTAATAGTAAAAGCTTTATCCATCTACAATATTTATTGTAGAAATATCAGTCTATTCAAGAAAAGATACATCAAACGGCAATGTGATTGTATTGTGTGTAATACAATCACTAACAGCGTCAAGTACTTGTTTACTGAAGCCTACAGACTCACTAGCTATTTGATAGGGCAATTGTTCAATTATTTTAAATTGCTTATCAATCGGTAAGCTCGAATCATATACAACAGTTTCATCAAGTGCACTCTTGATATTATCAATATACCGAGCCATTTCAATTAAAAAATAATTTGTACTTGCTTCTTGTTCGTTTTTAATTTCGCCGTCTTCATCTACTTTTATACTATCTGCAAGAAATTTATCATACATTTTAATTTTTGTGAGTGATGGAAACTGAAACGTAACAATTAAATTATTATATGTAAAATACTTTACTATAGGCGTTTTAACAGCATCAAAAGATTTCTGTAAAAAATCTTTAATGGGTGTATCTTTATACGAACCGTCGTATTTTAAATAACCGTATAATAATAACATATCAACTTCTGTTAATATGTCAGCTATTTTTTTATCTTTAATATCAATTTCAATATTTTGTATTAAAGCATCAATAATACCGCCTCTAAAACCAATATCAAAGTAAGGGGTATTAATACTGGAATCAACTATATTTTTAATTTGTTTAATATTAATAGGGCGTATTTTAATACTATACTGTGTTGACGGTATTACTGCAACTGCTGCAAGTTCGTTTAAAAATGTCTTGATTAGATCGTTTGGTGTTGTTGTCATATTTTATTTGATGCGTGGCGTTGTTGCTCCATCTGGTTTTTTAATTTAATTTCAGCATCAAGTATTTTCATATACATTAAAGCTTCACCTGGAGCACAGTTATCAATATAATTAAGATTGATATTAGCAAATTGCGACAGTTTAAATGAGTTTTGATGTATCGTAACAAGATCATCACCGTATAATAAAGATATTACATATACCAAAAACTCGTAATTTAATACAAAGTTAATTATAGTTTCGTCACTATTTTTGTCATCAGGTGGCGCGTAGATGAAATTTATATTCTCAAAACGTTGTATATATTGTGTTACAATTTTTTGTAGTTCTTGTATAATAAACGGTGGTAAGCTATCAAGATAATTTTGCTTTTGAGTGCAGTCTACAACTAATTTATTATTACCTATTTCAAGGTATTCAATATAATCAAATATATCATGTTCTTTATGCAAATCTATAAACCGCGGGGTTGTTAGTTTTATAGATAAATTATTATATACTACATGTGACGCTTCTGTGAAACCACGTAAAGACGTCTGTAAACTATGTAAGTTTTTTGATACACGTAACGGTTCTTTAGGTTCTGTTGTAACTTGCCCCTCTTGGTTTTGGCCTTCTTTTGCTGCTTCTTCGTTTCCTTCAGTTTCACGTTTTTTAATATGAACTGTCAATGCAGCACCTAAGCTGAGTATACGTATCTCTATTAACAGCATTAAAATATCTATACAATTTAATTTTTTTAATTCGTCTATTGTAATATCGCTGTGCTGTGCGAGAAAATGTAATATATTAATACTAAAAATACCATATTCACTTTTCCTAAAAAATAGTTTTAGAAGAGTTTTATAAGTTTTAAAATTCATCTCTTCTACTTCTACAGAGTGTGAAGATAGTTGTAATGTATTTTTAAGTTTAAACACGTGATAATTTATACAACAATTGTGTATTTTTAAACTAGAAAGGTTTGAATATTCTCAGGGCTTGGGTTATATTCATAGCTTTGATATACAAAATCTACATTACGTCGTAATACACCGCTCTGTTGTGTGTACTCAATTTTTTCGGAATCAACTGATATAGGTATAACACCCTTGAACTTCCACGTCTGGTATACAACGGGGGTGCTTGAATTTTTTGTGCCTAGACCCCATCTAAATATATTAATACCAGCTCGATAATTTTCTTTTCTCGCTACCATTCCCATAAATGAAGACACAATAACCCACGGCCTAATAACATTCTCTACAAAACTTATAGATGTGTCTAAAAACGACACTTTAAATTTTTGTAAATCTTCGCGGCCGCTATTCATATATTCTCTAAATAAACCACCTTGTTGCGAACCTTCAGCAGTTGATGTAAAACCATCTCCTGGTAAATCAATACCTTGAACAAATAAACATCCCTTAGCGTCTTGCAATGCGCCTGTTGTAAGTTTAGATAAAACAGAAGCGTCTGGTGGCGGGTTACATATATTTGATTGGTAGTCGTTAACTTTTAATATCAAGCTTGTTGGTATATTATCAAAAGTTAGTGACCATATTGGCACTCTGGGTATACTACCAACAGGTTTACTTAAAAACTCTTTTAGAAAATATGCTGATGTCGGTGCTTCTGTTGCCATGTTATTTTACCTTTCCTTGTAACCAATAGTGGTAGCTAAGAGTTACATCCATTTTTACAATTGACCCTGTATCCCCCAAGTTATACGTTATTGACCCAGGGTTTATAAGACTCACACCTATAAGAGTGTAATACTTAATTATTACCATTTCTTTATTTAGTAAACCTATTGTCAGGTAACTATCATCACCAGGCGCGATAAAATTACCTGTTGTGTCTTGATCGTTATAGTTGAGTAAAGACATATCTTCAAATGCTTTACGCAATACAAAGTCCTTATCACACTTAAATGTAACAGGGTATGAAGCTCCTGAATATGTTGACATACCCGGTACATTATATGTCATCCCTATATAGTTAACAGCTACGTTTATTGTTTCACGAGCGGGTAGCTGCGCAGTTTCTAAATATAACGAATAACCATCCTCAGGTAATACATTTTCGCCATATGACTTCCAATCAACAATACGAAATTGGTGTTGTCTTGCAAAATCGTGCTTAATCGCAAACGCATAAAAATCCGCTATACCTTGGCCGTGTGCTTTTTCACTTGGTGTATAATCACCAGGAGCATGCTTTACATCTGACGCTTGTTGATCAATACTCTGTACAGGAGAGCCTCTATTAATTGATGTCGACGACGGGGTATGTATACTTTGCACTGGGGTACCTTTGCGGTAGCCCGGTGTATTAGACTGCTGCTTCACGACCGGTGAAGTGTGAGGAGGTAGTTTGCGAATAGCCATATCACGTAACAAGGTAATGCCCTGTATTATAATATTTAATACAGGGCATTCACTTTATAGCTAAAATATATTTTTAGTAACTACGATCTATTGCTTGCGGTGTGGGTGTCTCGTTTGCTGTTGTTCTGTTATAATCACCCTGTACCCAGAAGTGGTACGAAAGAGTAGCATCAACCTTTGCGGGCTGTCCAGTATCACCCAAATTATAACTTATAGTACCTGTATTAATCAATTGAGTACCAATTAAAGAATAATATTGAATTGGCGCTAAGTACTTATCAAGCAACGCCATTGTGAGATAACTTTTATCTGAACGGATGTTGTAATCACCGATAGATGTCATATCGTTAAACACCCTTCTTGTATGATGCTCCATAACGGAACGTAGATAATACATACTATCACATCTAAACGATACAGCGTAAGCAGCGCTACCAGAATACGAAGCTAGACCACCGACGTTGAAGCTTAATCCCATAAACGGCACTGGTACGTTAGTAATTTCACGACCGGGTAACTGTGCTGTTTCGAGGTATAATGTATGCTTGGCGGAGCCATCGCCGTTAGATCCGTCCTGGTCGAGGACGTCTTCACCTTCAATCACCCAGTCAGTAATTCTGAATTGATGTTGACGTGCAAAGTCACGTTCTGTTGCTACTGCGTAGAAGTCTTGAATTGTACTCATATGTTATATTATTTATTGTTAAATTGTTAGATTAATTCGCTAAAGTCTTGACCGGTTCTTGTAGCTATAAAGTTAACTAAAATAAACTCTGCAGCTTTAACAGGTTTAATGTAAATGTCTACAATCAACTCGTTACGATCAATACTATCTGAAGTATTGTTGCGTTCATCACAAACTATAAGATATTCATATACACCTTGTGTACGTTTTGCTTGCTCAAATAACGGTGTAATTGTATTAACTAAACGCGTGCGTGTAATAGTTGTATTTGGCTCAAACACAAAGTATTTAAGAGCGCCTGTAGTCTCACGCTCAAGTGTTAAGAACAATCTACGAACATTTACACGATCAAATGCTGTTGGTTTCTTTTGCAGCGTTTTCTGTCCGTATACCACAAAGCCTTCGCCAGGGAAAAACACAATAGGGTTTACAGATATAGTATAAAGATTGTCACGTTGTTTCTGTGTAGGGTTACAAGCAACATCAATAATACCTTGTATTGAACCTCTGTTAAAGCCAGCTGGCGCATACCAAGGTTGTGATACTGAGTCACTCTTTGCGTATACAGCAGCTACAGCACCTGAAAGAGGTATCCATATCTTGCGATCAAGAGCAGTACTGTAAACACTTCCCCAGTTACCGTATGTCGCTACGTAATTGCTTTCAACAGCAGCGCTTGCTGCATATAAAGCCTTCAACGGAGCATACACTGTATTAGTGAATGTTTCGCCTCTACGCTCTGTCTGTTTTGCGCCACCGCGTAAAAACACCTGACGTAACGGATCTACAATTGCCATACAATCTTTTCTTATGCTGCTTGCAAATGTCTCAAGCACTTCATAAATCTGTCTCCATGAAGTAACAGGTAAGCTACTTGAGTTGAATACAGTTAATGCTACATCAAGACGTTTTAAATCATTATAATCACCAGTTGCGGTTTTGTTTGTATGGATTGTAGATAACCCTGCATCTACAACAATATCTAATGTATAGTTTTCAACACTCTCAACCAAACGCAAAGCGTGCTCTAATTTTGCAGCAACATTACCCACGTCTTTTTGATTAACGGTTGTAAAGGTTGGTTGGTACACGCCGCTAGCAAATAAATATTTTGCTTCTGGTTCAACACGTAATGAAACTACAGGGTCAGAGCTTGATGTTTGCTGAGAGGTCCATTTAACACCTCTTGAGAGAGCTGGGTTAATTAACAGCTTTACTCGGCTCGAGTCTCTATTTACAAGATCTTGTAAATAGAATGACCTTTGCACACCGCCTGAATCTGCTATTGTTTTTTTATCGTGATCAAATGAACCAATATATGTTTCAACAAGTGACACATTTAGAAGATTAGGTTGATATGTAGATGGCGTTATTCTATGTACACTAAACACTACACTATCATTAAAGTAATCAGCATTGAAATTAAATTTTGGTACACTTTCAATTGAGCGCGAAACGCTCATTGCAGGATCAGTATGCGTGCTTGAAAGAGGTAATACAAATCTAGTAGACGGCACTTCGATCTGTCCGTAACTTACTTCTAATCCTGGGTCTTCAGGATCATTTACCATATGGTTATTTGCTGTCAACCCTACGACACCTGCAATTGAATCATAATTGCTATCAGGCCCAAAATTTGTGTTATCAACAACACTCACATAATAACCTATTGCTTTTTCGTTATTAGTAGATTTACTTGTATTCAATACAATAAAACCGGTGTTTAGCATCAAATTGTCATATGACCTATATTGAGGCTCTGGGTTTGAGTTGAGGTCTGCGATGTTATCGTCCCAATCGAATTCTTCATTAGCAAACTGTTGGTATTCGTTCAACGTAAGTGTTATCTGACGCGGTTGGCCAACGTGTACAACAATTGGTCCATCAACAGGTATAGATTCAATTGATACAGTCGATATTGTTAAAATCTGAGCGTCAATATTGTCGATTTTTGTGGGTTTTGTTTCTTCAAGAGTGATGGTGTCCAAGTTATCGAGCGGTGTTAGGCTGACAGAGCTTAACACAAATGTTGATGTAGCGATACCAGCATTAAAATTCACCCCTTCAAGACCTTCGTTACCCACAATTTGAATTGATTGTGTGCGTACTGTACTGAGATTGGTGTATGTTACACTAACAGCTGTTGCTGTTGGAAACAACAACGCACTGTATTGTTCTGCAAAGCCTTCACCAGCTCCTGAGCCGTAAGGTAGACGCGTGCAGTATAAATTACCAGGGGATTGAATGATTTGCTTACAGTTTTCGTAAAAATATACTTCAGCAGCATTGGCGGGTACACCATATGTGCTTTCAAGTTCTGTAAGAGTTGTAATTTGATTGACCTGATCAATAGGACCTTGTGGCGCAAAACCCGCAACAAACACGTTTGTGCCTACTACCGTTTGTGCGTAAGAGCTTAAATCAGTCTCTGTTATTTGAATACCGGGTGAATTTATCGTTCTCATGAGTTAAAAAGTATAAAATTATTTATTCTTTTTGGTTGAATTTTAGACTCCTGGGACTAGCTCCATTAAAAATTGATCAAATTGGAATGTAACGTTACTATTAATTATACCTTGATCTTGATAAGAAAATTCTATACCACCCATAGCGGTTACAAAAGCATGTAAATATGTGAATTTAACTACCGGTACATTGTATTCATCAAGACCATATATACTCATATTAGCCTGATAGTCGTATAATCCTCTCTTTTTTGCTTCGTTTTTATATACATTAAACGCGCCAGTAAGGGGGTTATTAAGACCATCAAACCATTTCCACATAATATAATAGTTATGGTAACGGTTATCAACAACGAAGTTTACAGTCAGCGGAGAGAACTCTGGTCTATGCATTGAGGTAATCTGTTGCACTTGCCCGCTAAAACCATTGTTTACATTCGGCACACTGGCTGATGGCACTACAGAACCGTATACTGTTAATTGAAGCGGCTTGACACCAACAATTGTACCTCCAACATTAAGCTCTCGCAAAAACGGCGGTACATCAAGCACAAGCAAGAATTTGTCTTTACCTGCTTGGTTTAATATTGATTGTTCAGTAGGATTGTCTGTATGTATTAAGTCCATATTATAAATACGTATACCCGCTAGCAAATAAATCGTCTAAATCCTCTTGTATTTTATGTTCATACATATCATCAGGTATAAAAGGCACTTTATTAAGCTTATTGTCAATAACAGGTTTTACTATACTTATAACATGCTTAGTGTCGAGGTCTTGAATATGTAAATCGCGTTGTACAGGATCAAAATTATTATTATCTCGTATAATAGATGGCATACCATGTAAATCATATTCATCAATATTATACCATTGTTGACATAGCTCTGGATTAAGCATCTGTAGTGCCCACACAAGTGACATTATACGGTCATCAAAAAATCGGTCATTGCGTTTACGATAGACTCCATTTGCTTGTTTAATGAATGTTTCAAACTCTTTAATTGTATCAATATCGTTCACTTTAACAGCAGCGAGTGAGTTTACCCAATACCTCATATTCGATATTGCGTCTAAGCGTAGGTTGTTGTGGCTGAACACACCCAATTGTCTAGTACTTACGTATGAGCCTGTTTTTGATAGTTTAGCGTAACTAACAATTTTTTCGTAGTTTAGATTATAATATAAAGCATCTATCACCTGCCCACCGCAATTATTTCTTTCAATGAGGAGAGGGGGGGACCCCCATGTTTCCCCCAGAGTAAATAATTTATTAGCAAAATGATAAGGATCGAGGCTAGCGTTTGAATACACAGCTACTTGCTCAATATTTTTAAGATCGGTGATATCAAGCACTTGTGCAACAGAACTAGCTCTTCCAATACCTTCGCCAACATCAACTCCTATAACATACAACTTAGTTCTTTCAGGTGATGCAAAAACTTTATATGTGTTATCAGCACTAACCCACAGCGGTTGTTTTCGTTGTGCTTTAAACCGTTCAAGTGTCTCTGCTGCTACCGCACCTTCGCCGCTATCAACAAAATGGTTTTCGTATTCTTGTTTAAATGCTTCTTCAGAACCCAGAGCAGCAATTAACTCTTTTTTCCATCTTTCAGTCTGACCGGGCACATCCCACCAGTCTATTCGTTCACCTTTCCAACCGTTTGTATTTTTTTCAGCACCAGAATATATTTCGTAAAATTTATTGTCTGTACCGTTTGGGGTAGACGTCATGAAGATTTTAGACTTTTTACTTCGTGTAATTGTGGGTATTACTGATTTCCAGAAATCATCAATAAAATGTTGATCAATAAACGCAGCCTCATCAATCATCAAGCAGTTTGCGGTGTCGCCGCGAGCGGCTGTCGATGTGGTGGTGCTCACCCCAATACTACTATCATTGCTGAAAGTAATGCCAGTCTTACCGTATTCTTTAAGACCGGGTTTAATGTAGGGGGAAAGCTGTTCATATGCCATTCTAATACGCTTGAGTACACGTATAGCTGTATTTTCGTTATTTGCAACAATAACAACACGCTGATCACCGTAAAAACATGTTAACCACAATGCAAATATAGTCATTAATGTTGTTTTACCTGCTTGGCGGCAAGATAAAACACACACAAAGCGGTTGTTTTGTAAACTACGTAATATCTGCTTTTGCCTTACGTATAATTCAATTACACACTTTTTACCTTTATTAGGATCAACAATATAAAAATGTTTTTCAGCGAAATAAATAATGTCTTCCGCACACATTTTATTCTCTTTAATCATTTTTGGAGTCCACTCAAACTCCGCGCCATCTTTTAAAAGCTTCTTATCACCTCGGTAATAATGGGACTCATCAATAGGTGATTCGTTAATTTTTTCGAACTCAGCATCTGTATCGTCTTCAGGTTCTTTTGACATAAAAAAATAAATGCACTTGCAAGTGCATTTATTTAAGCTATCGACTGACTATAAATACAGTCTAGTGATTATCAGAGCCAATCATTTGCAATAACGTCGTGCGCAAATGTTCGACTAGCGCGTCTTTTCCGCAATGCGATGTAGCGTGTACAAGTGATACTTTTTGACCTAAAACATCAAAGCCTAATAATATGAAATGGTCTAGATACTCACTCACAATACCATCCAAGTGATTTAACTCTGTATTATGAGCTTGCTTTAAAGACGCTTTATCATAAAAACGTAAAAACGCCTGCTTGATTGCATCGTGTACGTATGCAGGTATATCTGTTACCGGTATTACATCACTTGCTGCTTCTGAAGCGGGAATGCTCTTTTTCACGCTTTTCTTTTTCACCGGCTTAGGTGTATCTTCACTTAAGACTTTTTTCTGTATTTTTTTATTCTTTTTAGGTTCGAGATTATCGTCTTTCATTTTTGTTTAATGGTTCTTCCCGATTATTGTATTTATCTGTTTTATTGTTTATACCGAATTTTACCAAAGTTTCGACAAGGATTTCGTACGAGCTAGTCTTAAGCTTTAGCCTTCCGGGTATAAATTGACCGCCATCATATAATTCTAGATAACTTTCCCCGAGATATGGATCATTAACATAGCATGTGCAAATAATACTTGAGTGAGTCGGGTCTATTACAAGCATCCACGACCTCGGGTCTACTTCACTAAAGTCTGTGTACAATTTGTGGGCATAGTAACCACTATCCCTCAAACGTTTTAAGATGTAACCGAGAGTTGTTATTTTATTTGACATATACAACGTGAGCTATTTTACTAAAGCTGAAATCGCAAATCGTATATTTATATTTATGTCATTGATGTCAAATAAAAACACTTTAAGACTATTGTTAATCTTTACTTTAAACGTTTGGTTTCTAAGACCGAGTAACATTCTTATAGACTCAAGATTAATTGCTATCGGTGCAAATTCCTGCCCTTTATATTCATCAGTTATATGATATTCAATAGTATTGATATTTTGCTTTTCTCTATCATTTAGCTCTGCATATACATCTGTATCTTTTATAAAGAAGTACACTTTAGTAGCGTCTGTAGCAATACTATGACCTCTTAAAATCTCTGCTAAATTTTCAGAAGTGAAGTTAAACTCGCTATCATGAGTAAGATTTTTAATCTTTGCTGCACTCACAGGGCATCTCTGTACGTAACCATCTTCAAGTAAATAATAGTTAAATTTAATTTTTTTATTATTATACGAAAGATGGTTACTCTTATACAGTAAATCTATGCTCGCGTCTTCAAGGTTTTCAAGCAGTTTAAGAAATTTTTTGATGTCGGGTAAATTAATTACAACATCTTTTTCTATATCAAATTTTGATAAATACTCTGCGCATACAACCACCCCAGCGTCTGCTGTACTACAGGTAGCGCATATTGAATCTTTACTAATATTCAATATTATATTATCTGTAAGCTTACTGAGTGGTAATAAAAACTGATGTACAAAAGAGTTTTTATCAAATTTTAAATTCATACTGCTTTATTATTGTCTTTAAGAGTTGTTGCTATCTTTTTAAGGGTTTTATCAATACTACCAACAAACGATACTAAATCAACCAATGTCTTTAATATTTCTGCGGTATCACTGTTTGATAGAGTAATATTATTAGGTATCACTACACTCGCTGTAGTACGAGATACAGGCTCTTGCTCCTGTACTATACTCACAGGCTCCTGTACTATACTCACAGGTATATGTTGCTGCATAACAGTATCTTGGTGAACCGGTAGTACCGGGGCCTGAGGCTGTGTATTGAGGAAGTTATGCGGATTTATTTTTTTAGCAAGACCTGTTGAAGATCGTTGAGTTGTAGACTCATCAATTTGTTGCAAGTTACCAGCAACAAGCCCCGCTATCATTGCGGCTGTAAAATCAGTGCTCATATATTAATGCAAATCTTTACCGGCGCATATTACTGCACATGCTGTTGATGAGTGAATACTTTCATAATGATTAACTACTGCAGAGTAATCTACAATACGGTTACCCATTTCTTTATCAAGCTCTTGGCCAATAAGACGAACCATATCTTCAACGAAGCGGGGGTTTTCATACATAAGCTCTGTCTGATAAGCTTCATCAATTCTCTTTAGAGCATTAATAATAGGTGCAGAGCTTGTACGCTCGACAATATCAATTAGCTCCTCAATCCACATAACACCCTTGCTCTCATCTAGCTCGACGGTTACGTCAGCAACACTTCGTTGATTATGAGCGCCGTAATCACTGATCTCTTTACTGCAAGGACACAGCGAAGCGTACAGCACGTTTACAGTTAGATATAGCTTCTTAACACCGTTAACGAGCCTACCTTCCATACTACCCCGATAGTCCATATGAGACTCAATACCTGATACCGGAGCTTTTCTCTTAAGAAAGTAATCAAACTTAATCTTTACATATGCATTATCAGACTTGAGCCGCTCTTTACACTCATCAAGAAGACTCGGTATAACTTCATGAATATAATAACCGTCTTTTTGAAGAATTTCTTCAATTAAAATACGATATCTACTCATATTGGTACCTTTTACCTCAGGTGTCAGGTCTGTGTACATACTAATCTTACCGCTACTCTCGTTAACAGTACCGTCTTTGCGAATAATTTTAATAGGCACTGTTGCGTCTCGCGTACCTACCTTGGGTATATACTTGCGAGGGAATCCTTCAACAGTGTTTTGAATATCAGGAATATCGTCGTTAGTTTTTTTACGTGGCATATAATTTTTTAAGTTATTGTAATTTTATATTAGATTTTGTTGAGAATGTCTTTGAGCTCAGCATCAAGATCGTCATCATCGTCATCAACATCGTCTTTAGGGGAGTTTTTTGCTTCTTCAATACCGCTGAAGACATCAAACTCAGGCGTACGGTTAGATTTCATTGCAGATGCTTTTGCAAGAGTAGGCTTTGGGGCTACTACTACATCATCGTCATCCGAATAGGTGCTTGACGCATCTTCAATACATAGATAGTGCTGATCAAGCAAGCGCTGTAGCTCAGGAGCAGATTGCACTTTGTTTACAGATTCAAGATCAAAGATAGACTTATATAGTTCTGCGAGTCTATCATCATTAACATCATCAAGTGTGGATGATGCTACAAACTTACTCGAACTGTAAGTAACAAGATGTTTTTGTGCGGCGTTATTAGTTCTTGGTTCACATTTAATGCGCAACGAACACCCGTTTTGAATATCAAAAATCTTATTACCAAATTCAGATGCATCATCACCGTCGATAGCCGAGTCTACAATTTTTGCAAGCTCTCTACCGTAGCGCAGCATCTTTACTTTACCGACATTATCTGAGTTAGTTGCATCAGACACAACATATACGTTAGTGAGCCAGTTTTCTTTACGCGAGATCAATTTATTCTTCTCTTTTTCTTCAGCTGAACCCGAGCGATACGTCTTGATTGCCTGACTGCAAAGAGGGCAAGTTTCGCCAAAGGTAGTGGGGCAAATTGCGGTTACGAACTTACCAGATGCTACACTATTCCAGCTATGATGAAAATAGTGAAAGATTGACTTTTTAGGTTGATTAACATTTGGCACAAGACGTAGCAAGTAGGTTTTACCAGACTCAAATTTAAGAATGTCCTTAAAGACGGTATCTTTATTATTGAGGTTGCTTTTAATTTCGTTGAACATTGAGTTAGTGAATTTCATATAATGTATGATCTATAATATATCTTTTTATTGATTCTGCAAGCGCTTAAAAATTAAATTTTGAATTCTAAGAGTAGCTTGTTGTAAAAAAGGTCGCAGTAGAGTACTATTATTATAGTTGTCTCTGTATTTAAAATACGACACTGCTATTGGCCCTATTACAACCTCTTGCTCTTCGGGTGAGTATGTATTAATTGATTTATATAAACCATTTAATTCCATCAAGCTATAAGGGTGAATTAAATTTGTTTTAATATGCTCAACCCACACAGGCATGCCGCCGGTAGTATGTTTTATATAATCTATGAGCTGTATACGTTCTGTAATACAGTACTCTGTTAAGAATTTTAAAGATCTCTTAACCTGTTCAATGCAATTATCAGGTAATTGCGCTTCTAGCTGTTTTTTATACAGTGAATATGATTTAATGGCTCGCGGGCTAGCGTAGTAATTTAAATCAAAAAATACAGCGTCTGTGTATATTTTATACGGAGCCTCAAAATACATCTTTACGTCTATCTCTTTATGCTTGCTCACAAATGTAGCAATACGTTTTATGCTTAGGTATTTTGGATCATCTTCAAAATTATCAAAATTTTCACGCCTTTTAAACGGTTTATTTTGACGCTGTCGTGTAGTAGTTAAATATTGATTGTATATATGCTTTTCAAGATCTGTCATTTTTTAAGAGATTTTTGAAACGTTTTTTTAACGTTTTTACTCTTTAATAAAGCCGGGTACATGTGTAAGATACTTAAAAGAGCATCTCGCTCACTTTCTGACCCAGTCATAGATATTAAAATATAACGAACGTCGCTATTTTCTAATATCATTGTAAAGAGTGTTGAAGAATTAATTTTTTTATTAACAATAATTGACAAAAAAGAACCAAGCTTCATTAACCCTTCAATAAACTCTTTTGAAGACACGTTCTCAACTGGGTCATTATTATGTATTGTACTAGTTATATTTTTAATGTTGAGCATGTGTCTAAAATTTAATTAAACACATTTGTCAACAAGTTCAACACCTATTCAATATCCGTCAGTTTTGTAAGTGTGTTTGAGGCATCTTCTACAGCGGTTACAACGCTATCGGGAGCAAAATAATCAGAATTAGTTTCAGATAATGTAAGTGTATCGTACTTTATCTTAAAAGCGCATGTACCAAAATTAGGACCAAACCTATTCTTAATAACGCCCATGTGAACCAAACCGAGTTCTTTGTCTTCTTCTTCTTGCCAAATGGAACACATAACATCACATGTTGCAGCAAGACCAATACTCTCTGACACGCCCTCCATGCCGGGATTGCTTGTATTAAAAGCATCTCTTTTAAGCTGAGACGCTGTTACGATTGGTAGGTTATATTTGAATGATAAAGCTCGTAATTGCTCTGCTATTTCTTTAACACCTTCATATGAATTAAGATTTTTAGAAGTGGTTTTTAGCAAATTAATATAATCAATTACAACCACCGCTGGTCTAAAACCTTTTTGTAAAAGCTTAGTAATATACGCATCAATATGTCTTGTGGTTACAGATTTTGGCGGAAATTCTTTAATCACCAGTCTACTATCTATACGCTTTTTAAGGTGTGTGACAGAATCTTTAAGCTCGTCTACGTAAACCTTTAACTGATTATGTGGTATTTGAGTAATTTGCGAACTGATACGCTTAGCATACATAAACTCCGACATTTCAAGGGATATAAGAAGCACATTATGATCTCTCATCACAATATTAGTTGCAATATTGCCGAGAAATATACTTTTACCGACATTTACTTGGCCTAATATACATGTAAGCGTTTTAGGGTACAGTCCTCCTTCGAGTCGATCATCGAGAAACTTCCATCCTAACGGCAGTGGGTTATACACCGTTACCAGGTCTCTAATATGTTTATCAACATCTTCAAAGTACCAGTGTCCTAAACTTTCACTTAATGTAATTGCGCTTGCTTTTTCAAACTCAAGTAATACTTCTGCGGGATCAATTTTACCCTTTGAGAACTTCTCTGCAGTATCAATAATAGCTTTTTGAAGGCAACGCTCTTTTAAAAAACGCTCTGTGTTACAAAGTAACTCTTGCTTATCAAATTCTCTATCTAATTGTTTAAGTCTGCTAACAGCACTATTAAAAGACTCTTTTTCTTCATCGGTAATTAAACGCGCTTTTATTTCTGTATGAGTAGGTACAACGCCACGCTCTCTAAAAAATGACGATATTGTAGTAAAAACAACTTTAACATCTTTATTAGCAAAATAATCCGCGCTTACATACTCAATAATTGATGATAAATATTCTTGATTTGTAAGAGAGTTTAATAAAATTATATTTTCGTAATAATCTAGATCTAACTGCTTAGAGTCATTTTGCATATTTTTATTCTAGCTCATTTACTTCAGTCTGCAAGTCTTCAGACACAGAACTGCTATTATTACTATAACATAGCTGTTTTTGCAAAACTTCTTCAAGAACAGGCATAATACGGTCCCACATTTCTTGAGATTTTTCAATTTCTTTACGATAACCTAAAATATCATTGCCTAGTGCATATCTATTACCGTTCTTTTGAAGAACGTTGTAAGATGTAGCAATATCAAATAAACCCGAATGTCTATCAAGGCCAGTTTTAAAGTTTAAGTATAATTCTGTTTTGAGGAAATTAGGAACAAAGCGATTTTTAACAGTCATTGCTCCTAGTGTCACTCCTGATACATTATTAGAAATAGCTACAGATGCTTCATCAGGGTTTTCAGATGTCTTTTCGTTACGAGTACTTAATTGTACAAGCACAGATGCAAGATAAACAGGCCCTTTACCACCGCTTTGGTTTTTTACAAGCGTGGGAAACATCTCCATGCCTTCATAAATATGATTACTAAAAAGAATTGGCACTCTTGCTTTAGCTGCTTTGTACGTAAGAGTACGCATCATGGATTTAATAGCTTTTGCGCGCTGGCCCACATCTGCTGCATCTTTACCTGCAGCAGCATCTTTAAGCTCTTTTGAGCTCGCAAGGTTGCCAAGTGAGTCTATTGCTACAATAAATTTGTGTTCGGGATTATTTGCTTCAATAATATTGTCGAGAAATTTACTCATTTGATTTCGGCAATCTTCAACTGTCTCAACTGGATAATATTTTACACGAGACGTATCCATTCCTGCACCTTCTGCGCTTTTTTTATCAACAGCAACTTCAGAATCCCATATTACTGGGATATAGCCCTTCTTTTGCGCATTAGCCATAATTTTATTCATTATAAGCGTCTTACCGGCCTGAGACGGGCCTGCAAAGCCAGTGATTCTCCCAGAGGGAATACCCTTATACATTGATCCTGAGATAATAGCATTGAGTGCGTAGCTCCCAGTGTCAATCCAGTCATCCGCAGTAGATAGAGCTGACTCATCTAGTATGCCCGCATCGGGGTTTAATGCGTCTACAGTTTTGAAAATATCTTTTAAGTGACTCAACGGATCTTTTGCCATATAAAATATTATGTAACCATATTCATTTTTTTCAACAAAAAAGCTCTTAAACTTTTACATCTAAGAGCTTTTTATTTTATTGTTTAGATTATTAAATTATTCATCAAACAATTTAACTAACTGAGGCGACTCTTTTACAGGTTCTGCCGGCTTTTGAGGCGGATTAAAGAGTTGTTGATACTGTGCAATAAACTTAAAATCAAGAACTACATCATTACATATATGTATATTACTATGTTTAAAATCCCATACAGTAGACTCTGTAGGATCAGCTAAAAACTCACGAAAAAACACAGGCAATAACTGTAATGTAATTTGACCTGTTTGTGCATTTGGTGTGATACTTACTACAGATGGGTTTTTAATTGATAAAACCTCATTTGTGGTTTTAACTTTTTCTCCGAGTATAGTCCTACCGATAGCATCGAGAAATACTACTAACTTATTATTTGGTGTTGTCATATATTAAAAAATTATTGTCTTGATGTAAGAGGAAATCTTTGAGTGTTATCTGTAAAACATCTATCTAAAAGTTTAACATCAGATACGCGAACAGGGTTAATATCGAGGCTACCACGACGTACATACTTACACTGTACATACAATTCTTCGGGTTTACACTTTGTCATTAATCGCATATATATTGCTTCACAAATTTCTTCATGAAAATGACACTCATTACGAAAGCTGATTATATATTCTAAAAGAGACTCTTCGGTTACGGGAGTAAGCGACTTCATATAAATAAAAACATCGCCATGATCTGGTTGATGTGTCACTCTACAGTTTGACCGCAGCAATGAAGATGTATACCCGCGCTCTATTGGAGTAAATACTTCGTATGTCTGAAGTACATCAGGTGATTCGCTATAGCGCGTATACATCTTGCCTTCGGGCACTACGTCTTCGAGAACGGTGTATCTATCACTAATTGGTTCATACACATTAGAGTCATATGCCGAAAACATTTTTACGCTAACTTTAGCTTCTAGCAACTCCGAAAGATCTCTAGATGCGGTATCTTCTATGTTTTGAAAGACGCTAAGTCTACTTGCTCCCATTTTAGACATATTAAATGAATTAAAGTATAGCTTAGCAGACTTTGACTCAACAATATATTTTGAGTTACAGTCGTATGTAATTTGTGCAATACCTGATACAGGTAGACCGTCATATGTTAAAGAACCCACCTCCCAATTGTTCCATAAATCTTTACCAAAGAAAGGTAAATGGTTACTATCAATATTAAGATAAGTTCTATTATTTTGACGCAGTTCTTTAACTAAGATTGATTTATCATATTGCTCGGGTGCCGAAACTCTTTGGCCTAACACCTTTGAAATTGCTGTGTTATCTATTTGTTGCATGATCTGTTATATATTAACTACTCTATGTATTAAATCAACACGCTCTTTAACGGTGCCTTTTAATTCTGTGTATTTAATATTATATTCTTTTAATACATTATTAAAATTATTTACAACAGAATTAAAAAATTTTATATCCTGTGAACGCGTACCATCATCAGTTAAAATAAGTTCAGGTTTGATGTAAAAAATTACATCATATTGTTTAATTGTGTGATTAAACAATTCAATAAAAGTATTAGATAATTGGTTTTTACTTATTTCGCTCCAAAAATACAAGCTATAAGCAAGACCGTCAATAACACATCTATCAAATACTGCATCATCACAACATGTATTTTTAAAATGTTGCATCATTATTAATAGTTGTGTATTAGCATTACCGCTTTCATTAATAATATTACCTTCGGACATTAACTGTCTTGTAGGGCTATTAATAAAATTAAAATGCTTGTACCTTATATCTTTCTTAAGCTCATTTAAGAGGGTTGTCTTACCTTGACCGTGTGCGCCAGATAAAGCGATTTTCATATTTTTATTTTTTTACTTAAAAACTCACACCATAAATCTGTAGCTGCTTTATGCACTTTTGAGTACACCTCATCGAGAGTACAGTTTTGTATATCAACAGAGTTCTCTGCTTCAATCTCACCAGCGTCTACTTCTGCAACACACTTATGAATAGTATTACCGCCGTATACTAAATTCATGTCAAAGCATTTTTGTTGAGGGTCTTTACCTTTGAGAAAAGGGTATCTTGTTAAGGGAGCTGGATGAGAGTTATATATATTAAAACCATCACATACAGCTGGTGGAATAATCCTCAACCACCCGTGTAGTGTTACAATATCACTGCTATTTAACACTGTATTGTATTCGTGCACCTGTGGTTTTACAGGTAAAACAACTAAACGGTCATGATACGACTGATATAAATCTTGATTTATTTTAGATAAATCTTGTTTATTTGTCACAATAACATCAGGTACTTTTTTCAGGTTTTGAGATATATTAAAAATCTCACTACCGGTTTGCGAAAACATTGCTACCCACTTCATACTACGAGCACAAATTTCTAAATTTCCAAATATTGTTTTGAATAGTAGTTTGTTGGTCTTTACTAACATGACTATTAATAAAGTCAACAAGTTTACAGCTCCATTTGTCTGTGAGGCCGTGTTTGACATTATAATCAACATTAAGAAGACCCGCTACTATAGGATTAGATGTATCAATTGTATGTATAGCCTGTAATGATGCACTCGGTAATTCTTTTATAAGAACTTTAAACTCCCACGGTACACTACAACCCAATAAATGATGTTTTTTGTTTTTATTAAAAATACCGTCTTTTATCAAGTCTACCAAAAATTGAATTCTGCCAGCGGCATAATTACACCACTGGTTAGTAAAAGAGTCGTTAGGTAAATCAAGATATTTTGCATACTTGTACTGTAAGTTAAGATCAATATTACCCGCTTGTAAATAATAACTATAATCAAAACTAATAGCTATTTTATCTACTCTATCTTGCATAAATTTATAACAATTTACAAGTTCATCATATGTCTTGCCTTGCACAACGCCTATCGATTTACCGGGTAGGTTTTTGTACTCTTTCGTGAAGTGTGTGAAAGATTGTTGTGTACCTATTGCATCTTCGAGTACATCGGGTACTATATACTCTGTCGGAGTAAGTTTTTCGATCCACTCAGCAAACGATTTACCATCGTACGCTGTACCTAATTCAAATATTGAGTTATCAAGTAATACATGCCTACCCATTTTAATAGAGTCAAAATAAAAATCTCTATACAAACTATATTCAGGTAATAGATGAACTAGGCAATAATCGTAATCATTATAGTACCTAGATAGAGGTAGCATATCAATCGGGGTTTCGTGGCTTAATAGCATAAATATGTAGTATATTATAATACCATTTTTATTCAAATGAAAGTTATTTTTATCGCAAAATTAGATTGCTTATATATGTGGTGTACAGCATCAGACAGCTACAACGATTGTTTTGATAAACTTCAATCTCTTTTAGTTGATGATAAAAAATATTTGTATACCATATCAACTATACAACTTACGTGTCTTGATTCTAAGAATGCATTTTAGTTTTAATCCATACCAAACAAATCAAATAAATCAGTCTGTACTTCTTTACCTATTTGAGGTAATCTCCAATTTAATGCCGCGTACAATCTTTCAACAGGTGATGAAGCAATCTTCATAAACATTTTTTCGTAATCTATACTGATGTTTTCAAACTCTTTTGGCACCTCTGTTGTAAAAGCTAAAGCGTCCAAACGAAACGGGTTTTTACTTGTATAAAACCATTTAATCTTTTGTCCAGATCTAATCTTTTCGTATTTACCTGCGAGGTTATATTTCTCTAGCAAAAGATTGTATGCAATACTTGCTTTTGCATGACATGGTGTACCTTTATTAAATTTATCAAGAGTTGCACCTTCAGAATATTTAGTATAGTCAGAAATACTACTACGAAACGAAACATCGGGCACTGGCAGGGACACAAAGACCTCATAAGCTTTTTTATATGCATCGTTTACGAGTTTACAGTTATTTGAAATAAGAGCTAGTTCTATAACATCTTTCATTAGCGTTTTAACTTGCTTCGGCATTGTGCTTCTAACAATTTCTACCCCGACATATTTAAATTTACCGCCTTCGAGCGCCGTACCTTCTTTATCAAAAATTCGGACCACGTAGCGTTTTTTAGCAAAAAACACACCAACATCAGCAATGATTTCTCGCTTAAACTCAAACCTAGGGTCTTTAGAATTAAGTTCTTTACTCGCCCAGTTGTTAATCTCAATGTTAACATGTGTAGTTATTTTATTAACAATTTCATGTACTTCTTCGTTAATTATTTTTCTATCAACATCAAGAAGGTTAATGTTATTTTTATCTAATACTGACTGTATAGATATGTATACACTATCAGTATCACCTGCTACCACACATGTATCTGTTATACCGTAATTTTTAAATATATATTCATCAAGAATAGACGCACCGGCTTTAGCAACTGCCTGACCTGTTCTAGTAATAGATGATGCATTATCAATATCCATGAATGCGCTGTGTTTGTTAGCAAATGTACCGTATATACTATTTAAAAAGATTTTAATGGTGTGCTGAAGAGTATCAAGGTATCCCATTAAAGCATCTTCGTCTTCTGTACGTTTTGTTTTTTTACTGAGCGTCGACAACTGCTTTTTTGCAGCTACACGCTCAGCATATAGCTTATCAATTAAGTTTGGACACACACCTTTAAATTTTTGCGTATACAAAACCCCTGCTTTAGATATTGCAAGATTTTCTCTCTTAATAAAGGTATTAAATTGAGCGGTTGTGAGATCGTGTATTTTACCGTTGACAAGCCTCAAAGTTAATTTTTCATCTACTCCGTATTCACCGGTTACAATTTTACCTATTTTTGTTTCAGGTGAAATATTCAGAGTAACAATAGTATTAGGGTATAGTGAATTAACATCGTAACTAACTATACTTTTCTGCAAACCTTTTTTAGACTCTCTTACAAAACCACCTGCAAGAGACTCTCTATCATGCTCGTTCTTAAACGTGGGTATAATATAACCGTGCTTATATGCCTGTAAGGTCATAGCACCTGTGACAATTGCAACCTTACCAAGGGCTGCTTCAAAGTTAGTACACCCCTTGTATGCAAGTAGACGAACAATTTTTAAGTAATTTAATTTACGCTCTAGCTTAACGAGTAGCTCGACATCCTGTATGTTATAATCAACAAAATTTTCCCAATCTTCAGTTGCAAGATTTGATAGATTTGTAGCGTTGATTGCAAGCTTACCTTCATTAAGTTCGTATTCACCAATATAATTTAACGAATACGATTCGCGCTCTCCTTGAGAGAACGTTTTATATACATCCATGTAATCCAAGCAGCTTACTCCGTAAATGATCCATTTACCAACTTCTTTGCCATAGTCTCCCATGAACGTTCTATAATACAATTTACGTATAGGTGATAACTGATTTATAAACTCATCATTTAAAAGCTTTCTACCTCTATTAATAATATAAGGAATATCAAAATATTCTGAATTCCACCCACATAATATATCTGGTGGGTCAATCTTCCAGAAATCCATAAACCTTATAAAAAGATCTACTTCATTTTTACAACATACATACTTAACGTTGGCTCTTTTTGGTGTGTATTTTTTCTCTGTTCCCCAACTGTATATTTCATCTGTTAAGCTGTTATGAAGTGAGAGTAATATAACAGGGTCTTTTGCGAGATCGGGTACAGGGAATTCATTAGGAGAAAAAGTTTCAATGTCTAATGAATATATTTTAAGTGGGAATTTGCTGAAATCAGGGTCGTCAATATTATCTTTAAACGATTCAATTAAAAACTGCTGCTCACACGAGATGTTACCAAATAAACGTGTTGTTGAAGTATCTTTCACAAACCTAGACCTCTCAGCATTATTCTTGAAAACATGCTTTTTCAAGTGTGTACGAAATATGCTTGTTGCATCAGACGGCTTAAGCGTTTCTGTATAAAGAAACGGACAAAAAGTAACTTCAGTGTCTATTCTCTTACCATCAGGGGTCCACGTACGAAGATACATTGCACCTTCGCGGCTATTGTAATGTGCATTACGATACATGCCTATATAATAAATGATATTGCAAAATAACTCTAGTGTTTATTTAATATAAACACGCTTTGGGTCTTTAAATGCAGTAAAATATGCTTCGACATGTTGGTTTATATTTTTCTCGTCTTCAAGCCAATACCCCTCTGACAGTGCTCGAGACTTCTTGCATAAGTCAGCGTAACGTGTTTGGTCTTTAAGAGCGTATTTTATAGCGTCAATAAATTCATCACCAGTCTTATATTTTAAAAACGCGTCCTGATATGTCACCATATCAGGGCATACGCATGGTATACCTACAGCTCCTGATTCTGTAAGCTTAATATTGCTTTTTGCTCTATTAAATTCGTTGTCTAATAGAGCAGCAAACGTTAATTGAGCACCGGATTCTGCAACAGCCTTAGCGTAGTCGGGTAACTTAACCCACGGTATATATTGCATTTCTCCTCTATCAATATACGGCTTTAACTGAAATGGAAATGATCCGTAAAACACCCATTTAAACATTGTTCTCGTTTTTATAATTGCGGGTACAACGTGTGCAAAGTCATCATAGAAATTTGCACGGCCCGCTGCATCAACGTGTGTACCTGATGCAAATATTGCAATGACGGGTTTTTTCTTATTTTTTTCGTAAAGTTTTACACGGTCACCTAGGTTATAGTACCGATCCCACCACCACTTGAACAAATGATTGGGTATATGCGTACCGTTTTTATTACCCGTTTTTGCAATATAATAATCTCTCATATACGCAGACGGTGTTGTAACTTCATCAGCAAGCTGCATGATTTCAACAATGCTTTTGCGTATTTCCGGTGGCATAAAAGCGCCTTTATTTTTATTGTAATTGGGTATGTCTTCACCTAATACAATATCATCTACTTCATATATTATCTTAAAATTGTATCTCTCGCTTAATTTTTTGAGAGATTGCATAAACTGTAACTGAATAGGCGTAGCCTGTCTTTGCACTTTAACAGCTTTGATATTTTGATAAAAACGTTCATCAAGAATCATCTGAGTTAACTCGTGTACAACGCCTTTTTCGTATAAGTTAATTACAAAATTTGGTCCCATGCACCTCCATAATGCACATCCACCATAATCTGCAAGATAATTTAAAGCACGTGGTAGCTTTGCTCCAGGTACGTCGGTAATGTCTTGGTTTTGCTTAGGCTTGTTTTGTGGCGAAGGGTACAGGTAGTTAACAGAGGGTGTACTTAGTGGTATACCTTGAGGAGCTCCGTGTATATTATGCAAGCCGTAATTTTGAATACTATATTCCATATTTATTATTTTAATAAATATGTCAAACCGTTGCGTTTTTCAAGGTTTATTACCTTGTTAACCTTACTTAAAGCAGTATAACCTCTGTGTGTTATTATGTAACAACCTTCATTAAACTGCTTATTACGATCAATTAAGATGTCAATTACAAGCTCTACACCCTTGTCATCGAGTGATGAGTCAATTAATTCGTCATAAAAAGATGTACTAAATACAGTTTCTCCCTGAAGTCTTTTCATGTCCATGAACGCAAACAGACAAGCTAAATCAATACGTTTTCTTTCACCGCCGGAAAAATTAAAATAAGACTTTTCGTGCTTTTTATCATCAGTTATTTTTTCATCAAAGAATTCATCAAACTCGCATCGAATTGGCGCGTGCATTTTTGATAGGTAGTAATTTAATTTGGTGTTTAAAACATTTAATACCTTTTTGATAAGAAAAGTCTTGACACCGTCTTCTGACAACACATACTTTACACAATCAAGTATTTTAAGAGCGTTTTCATGCTTAATAATATCTTGAGATGTTTCTTCTTGTTGTTTCTCGGCTTTATTTTTTATATCTACTAAAAAATCACTAGTATCATTTTGTTTCTTTTTAAACTGTTTTTTGAGGTCATTAATACTATCTTTTACATTATCAATCTTAATTTGAGTGTTTGAAAGATCTGTTTGTATTTTATTTTTTGCATTTCTGCTTTGATTTTCTTTTAAATCTAATGCAGATATATCTGTCTTAAGTTTTTGTATTGCAGTGTCACATGCAGCAATATTCTTATCTACTTTAGCAGTAGTAAGCGTAACAAGTTTTTCTTGCAAAGACTCAATCACATCACCGCAATCACTTGTATTGTGTTCAAATGCTCGTAAACAAGTAGGGCACGGTTTGTTCTTATCGTTTAAATTACGCAACTGATCTTTAATAATTTTGCATTCTGTTAGAATTGCTGTTCTCTCATCAACAAAAATTGCTTTTTTTGCGAGAAGCGATTCAATTTTTTTCTTATAACTTGCAATATCTACTGTATAATCTACTTCTTGTATTTGCGTGGCTTGTAAATTTACATATTGCTCCTGCAAGGTGCTTTGAGTCGACTCTTTTTGTGTTACTTGTTGTGATATTTCATCAAGAGATTTTTGCTTTTCTATTTCAAAAACTTCGAGTTGAAATACTGCATTATTAACAGCGTTAATATTATATTGATGCTTAGTGCGTGTAATATCGTACTCATGTTTTGCGTTATTATAATCCTCTCGCGCTTTTAAGAGCATTTGAGAAAATACCTCAAGCTGGAGCATATTTTCAATATATTTTCTTTTATCTACTTTACTTTGTGCCAAAAAAGGCACAGTATTGTTGATAGACATCACAACAGAATTTTGAAAAACTTTACTACTGCAGTTTAAAATACCTTGTATATACTCAGTAGATTTAGCCATTGTAGAAAGAGTTACATCAACTCCATTTTTACTCACATTACATTTTGTTGGTGATATTGATCTGTTTATTACGTAAACATCTTCAGAGTTTTCTGTCTTTACAGAGAGTGTAAGTTCTACTCTACAGTTTTTATTTGTAGTTGTGTTTACAATTTGTTCTTTTGAAATTTCACGTATCGTGCTACCGTACAAAGCAAAATGAATAGCATCTGTAATCGTGGATTTACCTACACCGTTTTTACTGTCTTCTTGGTCGTGGTTTTTACCAGTAATAATGTTTATCTTATTATCTAATTCTATAATTAGAGGTGTACCACCAACAGATAAAAAATTTTCTATTTTAATTTTATTAAAAAATATTTGCTTCATATTACTGTAATTGAAATTGCTTATAATATTCGATACACTTTGCGTATACTTCGTTTTTGGGTATTTCGGTTTCTTGAAGAGCGTCAATATAATCTTTCATTATATGCTCAATTGTTACTGATGTGCTTTTTTCAATATTATTATCTATCTTAACATCGTCTTCAGGTATTTCATACTCAACACGCATCTGTTGTGGTTGATATGAATTTAATTTAGCGATTAATGTATCAACACCCGCGTCTGCAAATTTTACATCAACAATCAATTTGATATTATTATCTTTAAATATACTCTTTAAATTTGCTAACTTAATTTTACCGTTTTGTAGGTCAGAGATTGCAAGCTTGTAATGCTTCGGGGAAAAATCATTCTCAATAAATGATAGAGCCATCTTCTCAGTATCAAGTATAGTCACACCTTTAATGCTATCACGCTCTCCCCATTCAAGTTCAAGCGGTGAACCGAGATATAAAATAACTTTACCGTTATCATAGATACGTTCTTGACGCATATGAAAATGACCTGTTATAGTAATTGCGGCCTTATCAGTAAGAGAGCCACTCTCCCAGCCATGGTCACAGTGAATGTTACCGTTCATTTTAAAATTTAACAATTCAAAGTGACCTATAATAACATCAGATTTAGGTATATCTTTTAATTCAGTGCCCCACGGGCAAAAGGCAAATTTTTTATTATTAATAGTTACATTTGTAGGTGTGTCATACACAGTAATGTTGCTACGATCAAATATTGATATACTATTAATGCGTGAGTTATCTCTATAAAAACAATCATGATTACCTGTGATTGCATATATTTCAAAGTCTTTTAAAATATCAAAAAACAACTTTGCAGTATGCAAAGTTGATACACCTACTTCATGTCTATTATGAAATATATCACCCGCAATAATAATAGTATTGATGCCGTTGTTTTTTAACGTTGAACAAAGCCACTCAGCATATTTTACGTGCTGAGTGTGCCACATTTCTGAATCTTGATGTATACCTAAATGAATGTCAGAAATGCATGCAATTTTATTTTTATAAAGCATCTTTTAATGATAAGATATTTTCAATGCTTAGGCTACTCTGTTTCTTCAATAATCTCAGGCTCATCTTGGTCGTTGTATATGTTAAAAAAGTTATCATCGCTGTCTTCGCACTCTCTTTTGTTTTTTCGTGCAGGTAGTAAGCCCCCTTCTGCAAGTGTATTGTACACATCCGCTTGATAGCGCCTCATTGTCTCGTACTCTTTCTTTTCACGTTTAATACGGTTTTGAAAAGCTCTATATGCTACTTTAGTAAAATAACTAAAAGGGTTATATCCATTGTCGACAATGAAGCGCTTTCTCATAAGAGCTGTCATCATTTTTATTACTGCGTCACCAATCATTTCTTCTTTATAGCTATAGTTAATAAAATTTTGTGCGTAACCTAGTCGAGTAGCTATTTTTTGTATAGAATCCGCTAACGAATCGGGTATAGTACCGCACGCATAGTAGTCTTTAATACTTTGCTCCATTTCAATGGGGTTGACATAGTTAGGCTTTAACTCTTCTTTGGTTCGCCTCACTCTTTTTTTGGGTTTAGTTAGATCTTCAAAATCTATAACGTCATCTTCAAATGTATCCTTATTCATGTGTTTGGGTAATTATTTTAATTGTGTATGGTATACTTTCGCTCTTGTAAAGTGCCATGCGCTCACGTAAGTGGTTATTACCGTAGCGCATATTATCACCTATATCAAAAATTGTTGCTTTTTTCTTACTAGCATGCAGGCGCAAGCTGCGACCAATACTTTGAATTATTTTTGTTTTAGCTTTGCCGATACTCGCAAAAATAATATAATGCAAATTACGAATGTTTACGCCTGTGCTAAAAATCTTTGAAATAGCTACACATATAATGTTGTCATTATTCTCCATTAAATTGCGTACACGCTCACGCTCTTCAATATCAACATCACCGCATATGAAGTGTACATCTTTGCCTGTACATGTTTTTAATATTTCGAGTAATAATTCACCGTGTGCTATTCTATCTACTAACACAAGTGTGTTTCTGCTTAAAGATTGAACAAGTGTTTGTATGGTTTTATTGCGGAATAAATTTGTTTGTAAAAATTCATTCTCTAATTCATACGCTGCTGTAGGATTTGCGCTCGTACTTGCCTCAATATGAGGCGGGTTATAATAATTCATCTGCAGTACTACCACTTGCACGTTTGAAATGTAATTTTGATTACGTAAATCAATACTCTTCTTTTGATATAAAACAGGTCCTAGCTGCCCTATTATATACCACCTATCAAGCTTTGCATCGGGCATTGTGCCTGTTAGACCGTAGCGCATTTTTGCGGGTATGGTAGCAACTACTTTGCTTATCTTGTTAGATGCTTTAAGCTTATGCACCTCATCAATTACTAGTAGCTGTACTTGCTGTAGTAGGGACGTATCTTGTTTTTCAGATAAGAGAATCTGACTATTTGCAATAATAATTGCAGCAGATTTATTAGGTGAATGATCACCTGTCCACCTTGTAATATTACAAGGATCAATACCGTATTCAATTAAATCACTATACGATTGCTCCACAAGTTGTATATCCGGAACAAGCACTAAAGTTTTATA